TATGCCGACTACGGACAGGTGGGCTTCCTTGCCTACAGACGTCTGGACGGCAAGACCGTTCTGCCGGAGGCTATCAAGGTTCTCCAGCAGAAGGCGTAAGCCGGGAGGTAAGCCATGAGCTATAACACCAAGAACTACACCGAACAGGGCGGCGAACGTACCGTCATCGGCGGCACTCTCGAATTCTCCGAGGGTGCCGTCCTCAAAGGCGGTATCGTTCCAAACCAGGCAGACAGCACGGCGGCTACCGTTGCCGACCTCAAGGCTGCACACAACGCTCTCCTTGCCAAGCTGAAGGATGCCGGCGTGATGAAGCTCGACACATGGCCTGCCGTTTCCATTGCAAAACAGGCTGCCGCAACGGGCGAAATCAGCAAGGCAACCTATGAGGCGAACATGGCGGCGGTCGATTCCGTTACCATCGCTGACGGCAAAATCACCGTCACGGTCGATACGGATGACCTTACCGCCTATGAAGGTGCCGCAGGCTACGGCAATCACAAGTGGATCGGATTCCTCGTTACCACGGGCTTTGCCTCCATCGTGGGCATGAAGCTCAACGGCACAGCTCTCACCGAGACCGATGCCCAGGAAGCCACCGACCACAGCGGTCAGGCGGGTGACCTCAGTCTCTACTTCGCCGCCGATACCATCCACGGCAAGACCGTCACGCTTTGGCACACCGGCAGCGGTGAGCAGAGCTGGACTGTCGAGATCGTAAAGCCCGAATAAGCAAAGGGGGTGTCCTTATGATCGTATCGCTTGCCGAGGCAAAGAAGTATCTGAGGGTGGACTATACGGATGAGGACACCCTCATTCAGAAATTCATCCGAACCGCCGGACAGCTCGTTCGGGATACACTCCGGGTGGATGAGGAGGACTTCGTTCCCAATGCCACCACCCGTGTGGCGGCACTTTTCGCCGTAGCCTATCTCTTTGAACACAGAGAGGATGCCGATATGAATGAGCTGACCCGGAATCTGCGGTACATCCTCATGACGGAACGGGAGGCGAAATTCTGATGAACATCGAGCTGCTCAACCGGAAGATTACCGTTCAGAAGAACACCGTGACCGCCGACAGCATCGGAAACCGCATAAACACATGGGCAACCTTCTACATCTGCCATGCCACCGTTTCCGGGGAGAACCGGGGCGAGGAGTCCGCTGCCGGAACAACCACCGACCATTCGGATGCCGACTTCACCATACGCTGGTGTGCCGCCGCCAAGGTCATCACCCCGGACGGCTACCGGGTGCTGTTCGGCGGCGAGGTTTTCAATATCATCGGCATCGACCACATGAACTACAAGCGGAAAGCCGTCAAGCTCCGCTGCCGGAAGGAGCGTGGCTGATATGGGAATCCCAATCGATCAGCTTGCCTCCGCTGTCATGGAGGGGCTTGAGGAATACGCAAATCTTGCCAATGAGGGAATGAAAGCAGCAGTACGGAAATCCGCAAAAACGGTACGCTCGGAGATATCCGCAAATGCCCCCAGAAGAACCGGAAAGTATGCCGGAAGCTGGGCAACGCAAACCACAGCAGAAGGTGCAGACCAGTTGGAGATTACCGTATATTCCAAGAAGCCCGGAATGCCCCATCTGTTGGAGCATGGCCACGCTAAGAGAAATGGCGGTCGAGTTGGTGGTCATGTCCATATCGCCCCTGCCGAACAGGCGGGCATTGAACAGCTGGAAAGCGAAATCGTAAGGAGTCTTCAGAATGGATAAGATCATACAGATACTTACGGCAATCAGCATCCCGTTTGCATATGACCATTTTGCCGAGGGTGAATCACCGGCACCGCCCTTCATCTGTTATCTGCTCCCCGACAGTAAGAACTTCGCTGCCGACGGGAAGGTGTATTTCAAGAAGTCGGCGGTTCATATCGAACTGTACACAGACAAAAAAGACCTCACGAGCGAAGCTGCGGTAGAAACCGTTCTGGATGCTCGTGAGGTCTTTTACAACAAAAGCGAGGTCTGGATAGAAAGCGAAAAGCTCTACGAAGTCCTCTACACATTTGAAATGGAGGTATAACTACCATGTCCAACAACAAGGTAAAATACAATCTGAAGAATGCGCACTACGCTCTTCTGACGATGGGTGCCAATGACACGCCCACCTACGGCACTCCCGTGGCATTGCCCGGTTCCGTTTCCATCTCTTTGGAGGCAAACGGTGAGCCGGAAAACTTCTATGCAGACGGCATTGCCTACTATGTCATCAACAACAATATGGGCTACGAGGGCGATCTCGAACTGGCTCTGATTCCCGAAAGCTTCCGTACGGACATTCTGAAGGAGTCGCTGGATGCCAACGGTGTCCTCGTGGAAGATTCCAATGCGGAGATTGCCGCCTTCGCTCTGCTCTTCGAGTTTGACGGTGACCAGAAGCACATCCGCCATGTGCTGTATAACTGCTCCGCCTCCCGTCCCGGCATCGAGGGCAAAACCAACGAGGACAGCAAAGAGGTTCAGACTGAGAAGCTGACTATCAAGGCAACGCCTCTGCCCGACGGAAAGGTCAAGGCGAAGACCGGCAACACCACAAACAACACCGCCTACAACGGCTGGTACAATGCCGTGTATCTGCCCACCGCTGTGGCGGACGCAACGCTGGCATCCCTCACCATCGGTTCTCTGACGCTGACACCCACTTTCTCTCCCAACACCACGGCCTACGCCGCCACCACCAGTAATTCTACCAACACCGTGACCGCCGTTGCCGCCGCACAGGGTGCGACCGTTGCAATCACCGTCAACGGCTCGGCAATTCAGAGCGGCAGCTCTGCGACATGGAACACCGGGGAGAACACCGTAGTGGTAACCGTAACCAACGGCACTACTACCAAGACCTATACGGTCACCGTGACGAAGGGAGAATAATCAATGGGAATGACGAAAACCGTAACGATTGACGGTCAGGAGGTTCTTTTCAAAGCCTCCGCCGCCATTCCCCGCATCTACCGTCTGAAGTTCGGCAGAGACATCTACCGTGACCTCCGTGAGCTTTCCAAGTCTATGGATGAGCAGAACCCGGAGAACAGCACTCTCGACACCTTTTCCCTTGAGATGTTCGAGAACATCGCCTACATCATGGCGAAACACGCCGACCCCACAATCCCGGACACCCCGGAGGACTGGCTTGACGGTTTCAATACATTCAGCATCTATCAGGTGCTGCCGGAGATCATCAAGCTGTGGGGCATGAATGTCCAGACGGACGTTGCCTCTAAAAAAAACTTCAGCACACAGAACGGGAAATGACAACCCCGTTGTTCCTTCTGCGATGCGTCCAACTCGGCATATCCATCCGGGATTTGGATTTGCTGTCCATCGGCATGGTCAATGATATGTATGCCGAAAACAGCAATGACGAGGTGAAATATGCCAAGGTCGCATCGCAGGAGGATTTCGATTCGTTCTGATCTCCTTTATCACAACACACATCACACCACCGAAAAAACAACACACCTTACGGGTTGACTTTTGTATAAAGTCAATGAGATAATTATAACAGATGGAGGTGATGACGTGGCAACATATAAGGAAATCCAAGCGTATGTCAAGGAAAAGCACGGGTTCATTCCTAAGACCTGTTGGATTGCCCACATGAAGGAAGTTTGTGGTCTGCCTGTTAAGGTAGCACCGAATCGATACTCATTGGACAATCGAGAAAAACCCTGTCCTCCCGAAAAGCAAAATGCAATTCGTGACGCATTTCAGCATTTCGGGATGCTATAACAAATATATCAGCAAACGAGAAAGCACTCTGAAAAGGGTGCTTTTTTCGTGCGTTTTTTAAGGAGGTGTAACTGCGTGGCAGGAAGAATCAAAGGCATAACTGTTGAAATCGGCGGCGATACCACCGGTCTGCAAAAGGCCCTCAAGGGCGTAAACAGCGCAATCAAAAACACGCAGAGCCAACTCAAGGATGTGGAGAAGCTTCTCAAGCTGGACCCCGGCAACACAGACCTCCTTGCCCAGAAGCAGCGGCTTCTCAAAGAAGCCATCGGTGAAACAAAGGAGAAGCTTGAAACCCTAAAGACCGCAGCTGAACAGGCAAACACCGCACTTGCCAACGGAGATATTTCACAGGAGCAGTATGATGCACTCCAGCGTGAGATCATCGAGACTGAGCAGGAACTGAAACGGCTCGAAGAACAAGCCGGACAGTCGGAAGTGGCATTGCAGAAGATGGCCGCGACCGGCGAAAAAATGCAGGAACTCGGAGACAAGATTTCCGGGGTCGGTGAAAAACTGCTCCCCGTTACTGGGGCGGTCATAGGCTTGGGTACTGCCGCCGTAAAGACCGCAGCGGACTTCGACTCCGCCATGAGTCAGGTGGCGGCTGTGTCCGGGGCTACCGGGGATGACCTGGAAGCCCTCCGTGACAAAGCCCGTGAGATGGGCGAAAAGACAAAGTTCTCCGCTTCTGAAGCAGCCGAGGCTATGAATTACATGGCGATGGCAGGCTGGAAGACCTCGGATATGCTCTCCGGCATAGAGGGCATCATGAACCTTGCAGCCGCTTCGGGTGAGGAACTCGGTACGACCTCGGACATCGTGACGGATGCTCTGACGGCATTCGGTTTGACTGCCGCCGACTCCGGGCACTTCGCAGACATCCTCGCCGCGGCATCCTCCAATGCCAACACCAACGTCAGCATGATGGGTGAAACCTTCAAGTATGCTGCTCCCGTTGCCGGTGCCCTCGGCTACTCCGTGGAGGATGTTGCCGAAGCCATCGGACTGATGGCCAACAGCGGTATCAAGTCCACACAGGCAGGTACTGCTCTGCGTACCATGCTGACATCCTTACAGGGTGAAATCACCCTCACCGGGCAGAACCTCGGTGAGGTCACTATACAGACTTCCAATGCTGACGGCTCCATGAGAGCCTTGGGAGATATTCTTTCCGACCTCCGTGGCGCGTTCTCGCAGATGACGGAATCCGAGGCTTCCGCAACCGCCGAGGCGCTTGTGGGCAAAAATGCCATGTCCGGCTTCCTTGCAGTTATGCAGGCAGCTCCGGCTGATATCAGCAAGCTGAACACCGCTATCGCCAACTGTGACGGCACAGCGGAGAGCATGGCGGCAACCATGCAGGATAACCTCGAAGGTCAGCTCACCATTCTGAAATCTCAGTTGGAGGAGCTGGCTATTTCTTTCGGTGAGATGCTCATGCCCGTCATCCGGGACATTGTCACCGCCATTCAGGGCTTCGTGGATAAGCTGAACAATATGGACGAAGGCACAAGAAAGGTCATTCTCACTGTGGCACTTTTGGCTGCCGCCCTTGGCCCCGTCCTGATTATCATCGGCAAGGTCATATCTGCCGTGGGTACGATTCTCACCATTCTTCCCAAGATCGGTCCCGCAATCACGGCGGTGAAAACCGCCTTTGCCGCATTGAACGCTGTCATGGCGGCAAACCCCATCATCCTAATTATCGCAGCCATCGCCGCACTCGTTGCGGCCTTTATTTATCTCTGGAACAACTGCGAGGGCTTCCGGGAATTCTGGATCAACCTTTGGAATAACATCAAGGACTTTGCAGTCAAGGTGTGGAACGGCATCAAGTCATTCTTCACAAGTATCTGGGAAGGAATCGTAACCACCGCCACCTCCATTTGGAACGGCATCGGGGACTTCTTCTCCGGGCTGTGGGACGGTGTGAAGAATACCGCCGAAACCGTATGGAGCGGACTCGGTTTGTTCTTCTCCAACACATGGAATAAAATCAGCGAGTCTGCAAGTTCCATCTGGAGCGGCATGGGGAACTTCTTTACAAGTGTCTGGGAAGGCATCAAGAATAACCCGGTGCTTTCCTCCGTGACGGAAACCATCTGTTCTCTGTGGGAGACCTTCAAATCCACCATCTCCGGCATTTGGGACGGTATCAAGGAAATCGCCTCCGGGGTATGGGAGATGATCAAGAATGTCATCCTCGGTCCCGTCCTGCTCCTGATTGACCTTGTAACGGGCAACTTCACCCAACTCAAAGAGGACGCAATGAACATCTGGACGAACATCCAGAACGCCGCCGCAAACATCTGGGGCGGTATCAAAAACATTGTCAGTTCGTATGTCGGCGGTTTGGTAGAGAGCGCAACCACGCTGTTCTCCGGCTTGAAGGATACCATCAGTTCCGTGTGGTCGACAATCAAAGAGACCGCGACCTCGGTGTGGACTTCCATCAAGGATTTCTTCTCCGACATCTGGGACAGCATTATGAATGTGTTCGGCGGTGCCTTCGACTTTATCGGGAACCTGATCTCCACCTACATTACCTTTTGGAAGGCACTGTTCACCGGGGATTTTGAGACCGTCAAGCAGATATTCTCCGATGCGTGGAATGCCATCAGTAACACCGTATCATCGGTTCTGTCGAAAATCAGCACATTTCTCTCAACCACATGGCAGACCATTACCACCGGGGTACGGACTGCGTGGACGAATATCACCACAGCAATTTCCACGGCGGCAACCACCATCTGGACTTCCGTTACTACGGCATTCACGAATATGTGGTCGGCTGTTACCTCCACGGTGAACAACATCAAAAACAGTATCGTGAACGGCTTCACCGAGGCAGTAAATTTCATCAAAAGTCTGCCCGGTCAGGCATTCAGCTGGGGCGCGGACATCATCATCAACATTGTGGCAGGCATCAAGAGCATGATTTCCAGCGTGGTAAGTGCCGTCAGCGGCGTGGCTTCCACCATCCGCTCTTACCTCCACTTCTCCGTGCCGGACGAAGGCCCCCTGACGGACTTTGAGTCATGGATGCCGGACTTCATGAGCGGCTTGGCAAAGGGTATCGAAAAGAGCCGTGGTCTGGTGCAGAAAGCTGTGTCTGCCGTATCGCAGGACATGGTAATCAGCCCCAGACTCGCTGCCGCTGACTACGGCGGCGTTTCGTCCGGCGGCAAGTCTACCGTTCATCACACCGGCACCATCCGTGTTGAGGGTGTGGACGATAGCAACATGATGACGAGCGTGGTCGAACTGCTGGTCGATCAGATGCGAATGGAGGCGCGTTGCTGATGAAAGAACTATATAACCTATCCTCCAATACACGAATCACAAACCTTGTCGGCATCTGCGAGGAAGTACAGGCTGTGACCCGTATCACCTCCCAGAGCATTGACGGCACCGTGTATCTGCAGGTCATCGGCAACCCGGTCAAGACCTACAATGTCACAGCCTGCGTCCGCCGCAATGAGAAAAAGCTGCTCGAACAGGCAGAGGCCAATGGTGACCTCGTCCGCATTACGATGTCTCACGGTGTATATTTCGGCAGGATCATTTCGCTGACCTTTGGTGACCGCAAGCCGCAGGACTGGTTTGAGGCAACGATGACAGTGCAGAAAGAGGCGGCTGTATGAGAAAGATAGACCAGGAAATCCTGCGGAGGGTGCAGATGATGGTGCAGACCCGCGCCACCAATGCAGACCCTCATGCCAAGGTCACGATAGCAAGACCTATCATGCCGCTCACTCCGAAGACCTCGCTGTTTCTGGAACGCCAGCCGATCCTCGAAACCGACACGAGCATTACGGACATCAGCATTGCGGTGTCTCATACGGAATTCGG